GTAAAACTCTCCCAAATCCTTGACACTAGTTGTCCATTCATGAACGAACGTAGTGAAGACATAATCAACAGTGTTTACGGATCTTGCGACACGCAAGCTGTCCCCTCGGGGGGGCCCTTGTACCACGAGGGTACTCAGACCGACCAAAAGGCTGAGCTAAGCGTACAGCATGCTAACGGTACAGAGATGGATTCTCTATCGGCTAGCAAGTCCGAACTATTTGGATCTAGGGTCATGATCCCAGGAGACACTGAACCTCCTGCCGGTGATAAGGCGTCACCGGAGTCGCGAGTTCAAGGGTTACTCCGTGGTCTTGTGCTTGTACTTGCACACCACGATGCCCCGAAGAAGGTTTTGGATTCCTTCCGAACTCAAGTTACCGACTATCTTCTTGTTCCTGAAGAGTCGGTCTTCTTCAAAAGAGCGAAGTACCTTACTGTCGCTCCCATGGCTCAGTACCTTAAGTGTGAGAAACCTAAGGTTCCCGATCTGGATTTTGTTCCAACCGGGCAGTATCGAAACTGGGCCAAGACGCGATTACGTGTATTCAATCGTCGGAACACCCATCTGTGGTATTCCTTTCTTCAAGCAAAGCGTAGCGCCTTGCCTCTCTCGCATGATTTGGTGTTAACCACATACCAAGAGCATCGGAAAGCAATGGAGCTTGAGGATCCCATTGACGACGAGACACACGATCGTGTCATGAAGGAGTTGGAACCAGTTCTCACTAGAATCCAACGATCTTTACGTCATGTGTACGACACAGACGTCCGCAGTGATTTGATCACGCGGCGGGAAGCGGAGCACGTTGCCTCAACAAGGGCGTGCTTCGAGAAGTCCCGTGCCAAAGGCGGCCAACTCGGTCACATTGCGAGTATGGTGCCTGCTCTCGAGCGTTGTAATCCGAAGAATCGGACCGCTGACCGCGAGCTTCCAGACCTAAAGAGAATGCAATTCTATCCTTGGGTTGTTATTGGCGGAACGACGTATACCAACGTCGTCCTCGAAGAGTACGAATACGTCAATGGCGAAGTCGCCTGGCGTGACGCCGTCCTTCGGGAGAGTGTCCGGTATGTTGGACGTGTGACTCTCAAGTGCACGATCCAGGCAGTCTTGGAGCCCCTTAAAGTCCGTGTGATCTCTAAAGGGGAGGCAGTCCCTTATTACATCAGTAAACGCTTGCAGCAAGCTATTCACGGTGTGATGAGGGAGATGCCATGTTTCAGACTGATAGGCCGACCTCTGTGTCCGACCGATCTGATTGATTTGAGTGAAAACCGATCAATCCTGGGCTCAGGTAATTACGAGTGGTTCTCGATTGATTACTCTGCTGCGACAGACCGACTAAGTGCTCGTCTGTCAGCTTCCATTCTGTCTCGTCTCATCGAGGGACAGGATGATTCTCTTCAAGAGATATGGAAGTCTGTACTTGCTCCGCACTACTGCAAGTACCCGTTCCCTTTCAATGCTGAGGTCAAACCTGTGCAGCAGAAGAATGGGCAGCTAATGGGATCGATCCTTTCGTTTCCCGTCCTCTGTCTTGCGAATTTGGGCCTGTACCTGGCTAATATCGCTGAGGATTCTCGACCTTTGAGGGAGAAGTTAGCTGGTGTTCTCGTCAACGGAGACGATATGCTTTATGTAGCGAAACATTCGATGTGGAAATCACATGTCGAACTGGGTAATAGGGTCGGGCTCTCCATGAGTCCCGGCAAGGCCTACACCCACAGCACCTATGCCAACGCAAATAGTGCTTGTTTCCACTACGACCTGTACAATCGGCGTTCCACGCCTTGGTCCATTCCGTTTTTGAACAGTGGACTGTACTTCGGACAGAACAAGGTCCTAGGTCAGCAGGGTGATGATGGCGAAGATGGAGAGCAATCTCTCTCATCGACTATCAACCGTCTTCTCCAGGGAACACTCCCGGGAAAACAGTGTGATGTGCTCAAGATGTATCTGGCAAGACATCGCCGTACAATTGAAGAAGAATGCAGGGGTCGAAACCTCTTCATCTCTCATAGCCTTGGTGGCATGGGAGTTGAGCAGCCAGTGGGCTGGAAGAACGATCTGAAAATCGTCCAGCTGGTTGAAGCTCGTCGGAGATACGATGCTGATCCATACCTCCATCTCGGATGGGGTCCACTGCCGTCTGGTGAGGTCCCAGAGGCTCCTGTGGAGTTGAGAGCTCCATGGCTCGTCCCTGAGTGTCAGGACGAGGTCAAGCATCTACGTGGGTGGAAGGGTATCCCCCATGTTCTGAGCCGAAACGATGTCGGTCTTCCGATTCGTATTTGCAAGACACGACGCGAAATCGAGGGATTCCGTCGTCGTCCGATTCCCTGTCGCGACCCTGTGAAGAAATTCCAGCGCGATCAGATGTTCGAAATGGCAGAGCGGATTGATCAGGAGATCAACGAATACGTCGCTCAGACCCGTGACAACCTTGAGTGGTTGCGGGGATTTGCTTGATGACTTTGGGCCCGGGATGGCCTAAAACTAACCTGTTGTGGGTACACACGCCTCCTCGGCGGCTAGAGGCGGTATCAGATTGGTTTTGAATGAACCTCGACCGGGCGAGCGTCGGAACGCTTGTTTCTCGTGACAGGATATCAGGCGTCTTGAGGCGCTAAGATCATCAATGATATCGAGAGACTGGGGTGAACAGTATAACTCATCATGGGGTCGATGCCCTAACTGTCCAAAACGGTTGGACGGTACCATGCACTGTATTTGGTGCGGAAGTGCTGATCCGTAAAATGCCGTACTAAAGTCTTTTTGGGATGTCCGAAGGCCGACACACATATGATCGGTACGCTACCCCATCGACTGGAATTTGTCGAGAGACTGCACGGATAGGGTAACCTGCTTGCAGGAGCCAGGCATTGATGAACAGTCCGCCCTCTGCATGGGTGGATCCCATACATATGCAGAACAATTCGAACCAAAAGGCCCAGGCTGGAGCCAAATCCGGCAAGAGGAAGAGAGGGAATAACCCACCCGATCGACCTGCGAAACGATCGAAAGGCCTCGATGGCGCACCCTTGTCCACGCGGACACGCCAGTCGAGAGTGAGTCGAGACCCAAAGTTCTCTCAGACGAAGGGAGGAACGCGCATTCGACACCGTGAGTATATCGGAGACCTCAACGGCTCTGTGAACTTCTCGGTTTCGTCGTACCCCTTGAATCCCGGGGTTGCCACGACGTTCCCCTGGTTGGCCAATGTCGCTCGCCAATACGAGTCGTACAAATTCCACAAACTGCACCTTGAGTTTGATGGAGGGCGTGCCGCCACCGTGGACGGTAAGTACGCCCTGGCCGTGGACTTTGACGCTGCGGATGCCGCACCAACGTCCAAGCTTGACCTTCTCAACTTCGAGGGCACCGTCTCTCTGAAGGCATGGGAAGATGGACGCTACGTTTGTAGTCCTTCCAATCTTTCGAAGATGAAGTCCTACTACGTCCGTTCAGGAGCTCTTGCGAACAACTTGGATATCAAGACGTATGACGTCGGAACCTTCTTTGTCGCAACCTCGGGTCAGGCTGCCAACACCTTCATCGGTGAGCTTTTCATTGAGTATGACGTGGAGTTCATGACCCCTCAACTCAATGCCGCCACCAACACCAACTCTGGTGTAGAGTACAATTCCACCGGAGCCGGTGTGTCCAACTCCAACATTCTGGGAACTGGAGGAGCTTCCTCTGGTTCAATCGGTGTTTCGAACGTTTTGAACGTCGTCACGCTGACCAATTTGACACCCGGTACAGAGTACATGTCAACCGTTGTTGTGGGTTGCGCGTCCAGTGCCACTGCCATGACTCAGGCCTTCTCAGCAGGTGCCACGCTGAAGAACCTGGTGTTTTCATCTGGTGGTGGTTTGGCGTCCGTGGGAGCTCCCGCTTTGGGCGGAGCTCAGACCACGATCTCGGTTTACACGTTTACCGCGTCGGCAACAACGTGTACGGTGACCCTTGGGGGCATCACCGCGATTACCACGCCAACTGGATCGTTGATGACGGTAACTCCGATCCCGACGATCGCCATTTAAGACCTGTGCCTCAGGCAGCGTCAGCTCGCGGAAACAGCTGTGCCCAGCTCAGGGTAGGATAATCTGAGACACCATCCAATGGTCTCCTGAGAGGGAGGAAATGGCCCGTGTGTCAGGGAATGGCACTGGGGTATCAACGTAGGGCAAATGGCCAGCAATGGTAACACTAGACCCCCTACCGGAGAGACGTCGAGTACGAACGTTTAAGGCAACAACCCCTCCGTAAGTTGAAACAAACTTCAAATGGTTAGTTCTTAACCAGGAGTTCCAAATTGAAGTGATGGAAGTTGTAATGACTGTAAAGGCCTAAGGAAAGCCACATCACAACAGTCCCAGAATTCGGTTGTGTTCGATTCGATCGATCTGTCAGCAACTGAGCAAAAGAACCAAATTATGGGTGACGGCGGGATGACAACCGTCGGGG